CAACATTAGATAACTATATTCCGTTTGAAGGGCTTATTCCAGAAATTACTGGAGCATTTTTAAGTCAAGATCATACTATTGTTGAAAAAATTGATCATGTAATGTTTGTTGAAACTTTTGTATCATTACCGGTTGTAGGATCTATAGTAACAACTGATACAGGTAGTGCAGAAGTAGCATATGTAGGCAAGCGCCTAGACAGTGCAGTTGTTTATGTTAAAAACACAAATGGTGTTTTTAATGTTACTGGCGAAATGTTTATTAATGAATTAGACTTTGTAGGATTTTATTCAGAAGCAGACACATATGCTACAAGTGCAGTACTAGGCGGCTTCTGGATGATTAATACAGGATTTACTTATTCAAACAATAGTGTGTATTATGAACAAGGCCGAGGCTTAGTGTATGCTGATGTTAAACTACAAGGCTCAGTAAGAGCTATTAATAACTATTATAATATTCAAAACACAGTCGGCACAATTGGTACATATGTTACTAACAAAAATAATGTAAGCTATATTGAACAATTGTCATATCGAGGTGATCCGTCAGGCGCTGATGCACAAGACGGTGTTGAGAGAGATTTACTGAGTAATAAATGGGTAGCTAGAGTAGGCAAGACATTTAGTGATTATTTAACAATTGGTGAAACACAAGAGTTCCGTTTATACAATCTTGACAACAGAATTATTGATGTTGCAAGTGCAGGATTTACATATGATATTCTAAACAAAGCACAAACTGTTGCTGATATATGGGACGGATACATTGACTTTACGTTAACAGAATTTGACTTCCAAGGCTTTGGATACGAGCCTCAAGTAGGCGACACAATTTCGGATGTACAAACACCCCGTGATGGCACAGGTGGCCTTGCATTAACAACAATTACTACAAGTACTGCTGAAGTTATGTTTATAAAACGTAATTTTAATAGTATTAGAGTTTATGTAAAAGTCTTAACTGGCGAGTGGACAGAACAATCGAACATTGGACGCTATCAAGTTTACAGAGAAGCAAATGTTGGATTACGCGGTGCCACTGATATTGGCCGCACAATTGGCACAATAACTGACATTAATAATAGTATAGTAGTAGGTAATACATTAGTTGGCAAATTAGTAGTGTTCGAACATAACAATAACTTTAATATTGTTACTACACCGACTATTGTTGATGAAGAATATTGGTTCTTTGATGAAACTACAGAAGAAGGTGTCCAGCGTTTACCAAATCCTCCATATACCTTAAACAAAGATTACACACAAGTATATAATATTCTTGCAGAGAAAACAGGTACAAGTCCTGTACTAGCAAATGAAGGTGCAGTTGCTATATATAGAAGACTGCGAGATGGTACTTATAGATTACAGCATACATTAGTGTCAGAATATAGAGTATCAAACAGACACTTTGGTGACAATGTTGCAATAGTACAAACTGGAAATTATTATACTTTATTAGTTGCTAGTAATAGTGTTGCAAGTGCAAATGAAACAGATAGTACAGGTAGGCGTGTACACCCTGGCGCAATTGAAATATTCCGTCATGGTACACTAGCAACTGATAGTTTTAAAGGCGAATACAAACTAAGTGCATATGTGATTGATGATGTTGTAATATATAAAGACGATTATTATATTTGCCTTAAAGCAACAACAGCAATACAAAATGTTATACTTGATCCAATTTACTGGAATAAAATTAGTTGGAAGCACGGCAAGGATTCAAACTATCGCGGAACATTTGATAATACTTACACTTATAAAACGGGTAATATTGTTGTAGTAAGTAATACATTATGGAAAGCAGCAACTAATGTAGCAACAGGTGCAGCAACACCAAGTTCGTCAAATAACTCTTGGACAAGTATTAGTACTAATGTTGATTATTTAGGCTACTTGCCAAATCTAACTGCAAATGCATTTTATAATGAAACTGTATTTGATCCTATCGAAAACATACTAGAATTTAGTAAGAGCTTTGATATTAGTAATGATGCACAAGTGTTAGTAGTAACAAGTAATCAACAAGAAGTAGAAAATGATAGCACAGTAAGAACAAAGCTTGTGATTTATCGTGCAGTAGGAGATAAATTCCAAGTAGATCAAGTAATAACTGCTCCTAATGATATTACCGGCTGGGCTGACAAAGTTGCACTAAATCCTAAAGGCACACAGCTTGCAATTAGTTCAATGTTAAACGATACAAGTAAAGCTAACCAAGGTGTTGTAGATGTTTACACACAAACTAATGGCACATTTACTTTAACACAAACACTAACACCTCCACAAAATGAAGAAAGTGAAGGCTTCGGCTTTGGACTAGACTTTGGCATAGATAACTTAGTAGTATCGAGTTTAAATGGCGACCAAGTAATACCAACTACATTTGATGTTACGGTATATTCTGTAACTGAAGATACTGCAACAACGTTTGACAACGAGTTTACAAATTTTGCAAACGTAAAACTTGACAAAGGTGTTGTTTATGTATACGAAACAGTTAACAACAGTTTAATATATTCAGAGCAATTTGTTTATCCGTTAACACAAACTACCTTCGGCGAAAACATTTATGCCAACGGCAATCACGTTTATATTGGTATGCCAGATCAACTTATAGATTCAACAGGCGGCACCGACGCGAATGACACAGCTGGAAACAAAGGGCAATTGCTTGACTTTAGAAAAAATAAAAATACATTTGCATGGAACATAATTAGCGAAGGCATTACTCCAGTAGACGTAGATAACATTCAAGGAATGTTTTTATACAACAAGCGTGAGAATACTATTGTAAGTTATATTGATTATATTGATCCAGTACAAGGTAAAATAGCTGGCCCAGCAGATCAAGAAATTACATTTAAAACTCCGTTTGATCCTGCTGTATACAATACAGGTAATCTTTTAGATAACTCAGTTGACCCTAACAGGGCATGGTGCGAGACACACGTTGGACAAGTATGGTGGAATATTAGTACTGCTAAATTTACTCATGCATATCAAGGTTCAACTACATTCCAAAAAAATAACTGGAATAAATTAACTCCTAATGCGAGAATTGATATATTTGAATGGGTAGCAAGTAACTTTATTCCTAGTGTTTGGGATAGTATAGCAGATACTCCTTCCGGCATTGAAGCGAAAATTAGTGGCACGAGTTTATTTGGCGATACTAAATATTCTACTAAAATAATATATAACGAAGTTAGTAAAACATTTAGTAATGTATATTACTTTTGGGTAGTTAACAAAGTTACAGTTCCTGTTATGGAACACAGAAAATTAAGCATCAGTGATATTACATCACTTATTGAGAATCCAAGACTACAAGGATATCCTTTTGTAAGTTTGCTTTCTGATAGCAAGTTTGTAATCAATAATTTTGATACGTTCCTCGATAATGACGATTTAGTATTGAACATTAAGTATTCAACAGGACCCAAGAAGACACAAAATACACACAGTCAATACAAACTAATATCAGATGGGTTAAACACAAGTAAGCCTGATGCAGATATTGAACGCAAGTGGTTTGACAGCTTAATTGGCTTTGATAGTAATGACAGAATTGTTCCAGATCCAACTATATCTGTTAAAAATCGTTATGGTGTACAAAACCGCCCAAGACAAAGTATGTTTGTTAATCGATTTGAAGCACTAAAGCAGACTATTGAAAGAATAAATCTAAAGTTAGCTGAAAGTCTAGCAGTTGACCAATTTGATATTACTAAGTTAGCACAAAAAGATATTGCTCCGACTGTAATATCTAGAGAATATGACCTAGTAACAGACACGTTATCTGAACTTACTTTTGTAAGCACAAATAAGATTACTCCGGCTACACTAACACCTGTAATTACTAACGGCAGAATATCTAGAATTAATATTACTAATTCTGGCAGAGGATACAAAGTAGTTCCTACTTTTAAAATTAGCAGCAGCTCCGGACAAGACGCTAATTTTAATGTTACTATTAATAACTTAGGACAGGTTATTTCTGCTACTATTACTAATCAAGGTAGCGGATACGATGCAACTACAAGTATTACTGTTAGACCATTTACAGTACTAGTTAGTGCTGACGAAAGTGTGCAAGATAAATGGGCATTATATTCGTGGAACGGAACTGTTTGGTTTAGAAGAAAACTACAAAGTTATAATACAGAATTGTATTGGAATTATGTTGACTGGTACGCACGTGGATATAATCAGTTTACACATATTAATGACACAATTATTGGTTCTTACCAGTTGCCTTCATTAGAAAATAACCTTGGCGACATTGTAAAAATTGAAAATGTAGGATCAGGAGGTTGGCTACTATTAAGAAAAGTAGATGACCAAGATACCGAAGACTACACAATTAATTATGATACTATTGGCCGAAAGAATGGAACTTTACAATTTAAGGATACGTTGTACGATTACAGTAAGAATACTGTAGGATTTGACAACCGTAGCTTTGATAGTAATTTTTATGATAATAACCCAAGCGTAGAATTAAGAATTATACTCGGAGCTATTAGGGATAATATTTTTGTAGGCGAGTTAGAAGTTGAATATAATAATTTGTTTATGGCTGCGTTACGTTATGTAATGTCAGAACAGCAATCAGTTGATTGGATGTTTAAAACAAGTTTTGTCAAAGCAAAGCACAACAGAGAAACATTAAACCAAAAAGACATTACATTTAACAATGATAATCTTGCAAGCTATCAAAACTTTGTTGAAGAATTTAAACCTTATTCAACAAAGATAAGAGAATTTGTTAGCGAATACAATGCAATAGATCCTACGAACAGTAGTGTTAGTGATTTTGATTTACCACCAGTATACAATAGCATTACTAAAACAATTGATCCGAGTAGAGCAATTATTTTAGACGGCACAATTAAAAGAGCAAACTTAGACACTACTAGTTACCCTAGAAAAAACTGGAATGATAATCACGGTTATCAAATAACTGGAATTAAACTAGGCAATGGCGGCAGTGGATTTACTTATGAACCTGTTGTTACTTTAGTTGGCGGCAACGGAACAGGCGCAACAGCAAAGGCATATTTAGGTTATGGAAAAATTACTAGTATTAAAGTAACAAATCCAGGATCTGGATACACAAGCGCACCGACAGTTGTTATATCGGGATCACAAACAGACATAGGAACTGTTGCTAACGCAACTGCTATTTTAGGTAACGGATTAGTAAGAAGTCCAAGTATCAAAATTAAGTTTGACAGAACTAGCGGAAAAGTTACATTTAGTACACTTGCAAAAATTGAAACCTTTACTGGAACAGGATTTGAAAATAGATTCTTCTTAGAATGGCCAATGAATCTAGATACTAAGAAAGTTAATGTATATGTGGATAATATTTTACAATTGCGTAGCAAGTATACATTTACAAATATTGAAAATACTGACAAAACTTATATTAGGAATCAAGGCAAGGTGTTATTTACAACTCCTCCGAAAGTAAATACAGTTGTGCGTGTTGAATACAACATTCCTTTAAGCATGTTAAGTGCAGAAGATAGAATAACACATGCATACAATCCAGTGGCAGGCATGTATGGCACTGATTTTGCACAATTAATGACAGGCACAGATTATGGCGGAGTTGAAGTACGCAGTTTTGACTTTGATGGCCCTGCTGGTTTTGACACAGCCGGCTGGTATACTGATAATTGGGATGAATTTGATAATACTTTTGAAGATGAAGTATTTACAGCAGACGGATCTACAATTGCAGTACAATTAAGTGCTCCATTAGCAGATGGAGTTGTTTATAATCTTTATAAAAACGGCGTAAGAATTGACGATCCTAACTTTGATTTAGGAACTGCAACTAATGTAAATGCTATTACAAACAGTATTACAGGCGATGGCATAACTGACATAGTATATGTACAAGACTTAGAAATAACTCTATTAGACAACGATATATTCGTTGTAAGAAAAACCTCAAGTGATGGTAGTGTTATTCCTGATACTAACAGTTATGATACTGCACTAAGTGGCGGCAACTTATCTTACACATCAGCACGTGGTATTGCAGCAGAAGAAATTATTGTAGACGGCGACGGTTTTGTTACACCTACTACTTCAGGAGGCCCTGAGGAAATTGTACCTGGACAGATTCTAGACACATTAGATATCAAGGTATTTACAAGAGACAGTAAAGGCCAGGGTATTATTAACAGTCAAAGTTATATAATGCAAGCTAACAGCAATCTAACTTACAGATTAGGAGTTACTCCAAATAGTAAAGATGCTGTAATTGTAAAAGTTGCTAATAATATATTACCACAAACTGATTATACAATTAATTGGGCTGCAGGCGAAGTAACACTTAATACAGTAACAGTAGGAGCAGAACTTAGTATTGTAACAGTTGCGCAAGGTACACAGAATATACTAGACTTTGGACAGCTAATTGGTGATGGTTCCGCTACTGATTTTGAAACTACAGTTGATTGGGAAACTAACGTAACTGTTTACGCAAGCATTAACGGAGTACAACAAACAGTTATAGCGTTTAAATCAGAAACTGGTCCTAAGACAACTATCAGATTTGATGAAGTTGTTGCAGTAGGTGATGTAATTAATTATACTGTGTTCTCAGCAAATACACAAATTAACTATAGTCAAATTACTAAAGATACGTTTACTGGCGATGCAGCAACAACGGTATTTACACTAGCAAATGCACCACTGTATGCTATACCAACAGAACATAATGTAATTGTTAAAGTAAATAATACTATTTTAAGTGCAGGATACAATATACAGTATACGATTCCTGCAAACAGTCAAAGAGAATTTCCACTAGAAATATTCCAGATGCCAGCAGGTAGTTTAGATGTTTCTGATGTTAAGATATTCTTAAATGGCATTGCAATTACGACTCCGCTACAATGGCGTTTTGAAATTGCAAACAGCGCCATTACACTAGCAGACGAAGTCGGAGCACCTGGCGACTTACTAGAAATGTATGTGATAACAGACGGTGCATATAGGTTAAATGGAACTGCAATAACATTAGATGCAGCACCAGCAGCTGGAGCAGTAATTGAAGTAATTCAATTTACTAACCACAACTTGCTAGGCCTTGAGCGTATGACTTATGATGTAGTTAACAGAGCTACGCTACTTGAAACAGATGTTGATTATGTTACGTACAATAGATTAACAGTTGGTGAAATTACGTTACGTAAGCCTGCAATTGATGCAGAATATGTTTGGGTAAGTGTAAACGGCGAACTGTTAACACCTAGTGTAGACTATGCTATAACTAGTGACAGGCTAAAAGTTCAATTAGTAAGAACACCAGCAGCTGATGATATTATAGACGTTATTCACTTTACTTCTGCAGCAAGTACAGCTAAATTTGCATATAGACAGTTTAAAGATATGTTGAATAGGACACATTTTAAGCGTCTTGATAAAGCAGCTACTAAACTAGCACAACCATTAAATTATTACGATTTAAGAGTTGAGTTAACCGATGCAAGCCAGTTGTCAGATCCAAACAAGGGACAAAATTTACCTGGTGTAATCTTTATTGATGGCGAGCGCATTGAGTACTTTGTAAAAGAAAGTAATACACTGCGCCAACTACGTAGAGGGACATTAGGTACTGGAGTTAAGAATACTTACACATTAGATACTAAGGTATACGATCAGAACATAAGTAAAACTATACCTTATAAAGATCAAACCTTGGCCCATAACGCTACAGCAGACGGCGCTACAAGCGAGTTTACAGTTAGTTACCCTGTTGCATCAATTAATGAGATTGAAGTGTTTGTGGCAGGCACACGTATGCGTAAGACTACGTTAGATGTGTTTAATCCTGTAACTGCACTAGATAGTCCAGAAGGGGATACTACAATTGTAGCAGACTTTACGTTTGATACAGAAACTAACGTAATTACATTACTTGCAACTCCTGCAAAAGATACAAGAGTAACAATTGTGAAAAAAGTGGGCCAAAGTTGGACAACTTTCGGAGAATCATTGGGTGATACAGAAAATAGTATTGCAAGATTCTTACGTGCAGGAACATCTGAGCTACCTGAATAAATACAGTATAGGAAAAAATTAAATGAGCGATAACATGCAGGACACAAACGGAGTACTAGTTCAGGGACATATTAAGATATTTGACCCTGAATCACAAAAGGTATACATTGACAAGCGCAATGCAATCCATTATGAGAATATGAGTATTGCACTAGCAGATAGTTTAGCAAACGCTGGAGCAGGATTTATATATGAAATGAGCTTTGGAAACGGCGGAACAAGCGTCGATCCAACTGGTATTATTACATATTTAACACCTAATAGCACAGGAACTAATGCAAGTCTATACAATCAAACCTATACTAAGGTTGTTGACGACAGAAGTGTAAACAACACTGATCCTGCAAGAAACAAACTAGAAACTAGACATGTTAGTGGAACAAACTATACTGATATTGTAGTAAGTTGTTTATTAGATTACGGTGAACCAAATGGACAAGATGCATTTGATACTGCAAGTGCAACAGACAGTGCGTATGTATTTGATGAATTAGGATTACGTAGCTATAGTGCAGCCGGAACAGGCAGACTGATTACACATGTTATTTTCCACCCAGTTCAAAAGTCACTTAACAGATTAATCCAAATTGATTACACAGTGCGTGTACAAAGTTTGGCAGGGTAAGGAATAAACTATGCCATATACAATAAGCTACACTGACACTGTTAATAAAGGAACAATAATTGTTGCTGATAACACTCTTAATAGTGAAACTACTTTAAACTTTCCTGGTCGTGGCACAACAGCATACGGTCAAGCAGTAAATGAAAACTTTTTACACTTATTAGAAAACTTTGCAAATACTACAGCACCGTTACGTCCAGTAGAAGGACAACTTTGGTATGACTCTACTCAAGGAGTAGATCAACTTAAAGTGTATGACGGAACTAACTGGGTAGCAAGCGGCGGACTTAAAAAAGCAAGTGCTGCTCCGGCAGTAGCAAACTCAAGCGCAGGCGACTTGTGGGTTAACACAGAAAGTCAGCAGCTATATTTGTTTACAGGCAGCTCGTGGGTACTTGTTGGACCAGACTTTAGTGATGGTCTACTAACAGGAGCCCAGGCCCAGGCAATTATAGGTACTGACGATATAACTTACAATGTATTATCAATTAAGGTCGAAGATCAGCCAGTAATTATTATTAGTAGCCAGAGCTTTGTTCCTAAAACTTCAATAAAAGGATTTAGAACAGGTATTAACCCTGGTATGAATATTGCTAACGAAGCAATTATTGGTGTACAAGCACTAAAATATTACGGAACTGCCGAAAAAGCAGAAGCATTAGTAGTCGGAAACACATCGATACCAGCAAGTAATTTTTTAAGAGGCAACGCAGCAAGTAGTACAGATTATCAATTAAGTGTTAAAAGCAATGACGGTATTAAAATTGGTACCGGCGGGCAATTAAGTTTAGGTATTGACGGTGAAACTGGAGTTATACAGCATAACACTAGTGGCTCAAGTATTGATATTAGAATGCGTAACGGAAACTTAACTCCGACTATTATGAGTATTAATAGTAGCGGCAATGTAGGATTCAATAATCCTGCTCCGGAGCAAACTGTTGATGTAAAAGGAAATGTTAAAATATCTCCAAAAACTGGAGAACCAGAATCGGGTACATTCCAACTTACGAGTACTGAAAATTCGTCTTCAATTGGAACAGGCAGCATCACAACAGCAGGCGGCTTAGGTGTTGCACGTAACGTTTATATCGGAGGTGACGCAGATATCGGCGGCATACTACAAACTGGTAATGTTGCTCCTGATAGTAATAGTACACGAAATATCGGTACCTCAATTAACAAATACGATCAAATACATGCTACAACATTCTTTGGTAATATCCAGGGTAACGTAAGTGGCACAGTTAGTGGCAGAGCAGGTAGTGCAGATAGGCTTGCTAGTGCTACAACATTTGCTCTAAGCGGCGATGTTACACCAAGCAGTTTTGAATTCGACGGACAAACTGGCGGAAGTACAAAAACTTTTGCAGTAAGTATTGCTGATAGTTTTATTAGTAATAAAGAAGTTACTTATGATGCAGCCAACGCTGACGAATTACTACTAAATGTAACTACTGGCACTACTGGCGTTCGTAAAATTACAAAGCGTAACTTCTTAAAGACAATTCCACTTGTGCCAGCAGGCGCAATGATGCCATTTGGTGGCGCAGAAGCACCTACAGGGTGGCTACTATGTGATGGACAAGAAATTAATAAGTCTGATTACAATGAATTATGGATTACTATTCAACATAACTTTAAAGATGCTAGTTTAGTTAGCGATAATGGTGTTGCTAAATTTACATTGCCAGACTTTAGAGGCAGATTCGCATTAGGTCTTGATAATATGGGCGGACCAGGAGCGAACAGAGTAACTGATATTGCTGCTGATGCCATTGGCGGCAACGCAGGAGTAGAATCGATAGTAGTTGCAACTGACAATTTGCCAGAACATGAGCACGATTTAGAAGGCGCAAGTGGCACACAGTTTTATGGTGTTAGAGTTGGTGCTGGTGTACCAGTCGATGACAATGCTATTGAACTTCCGATTGAACCAGGGTTAGGTGGAACACAAGGCATTGCAAGTAGTGGTGGCATAAAAACAGATGCAACATTAGGCACACCATTAAATGTTATGAATCCTTTCTTAGCAGTCAATTACATTATCTATACTGGAGCATAACATGAGTTATCAACTAAACAAAACAGACGGCACATTGCTACTAGACTTAATTGACGGGCAAATTGATACAGCTAGTACAAACCTTACATTAGTTGGTAGAAACTATACTGGATACGGCGAGTATTTTAATGAAAACTTTATTAAATTACTAGAAAATTTTAGTAGTACTTCTGCACCCAGTAATCCTTTAACTGGGCAACTATGGTGGAATAGTACAGATCAAAGATTACAAGTGTATAACGGTTCAGTTTGGAAATCAAGCGGCGGCCCTATTGTACAAAACACTCGTCCTCAAATGGTTGCAGGCGATTTATGGATAGATAACCTAAATAACCAAGTTTATGCATTTGATGGCACAGATTTAATGCTAATGGGTCCGCAATATACAGAAACACAAGGAAAGAGTGGATTTGAAATTAGTAGTATACTTGATTCTCAGAGTAGATCACGTACAGTTGCAAATTTATATGTAGGCGGAACTCTTTCAGCAGTAATTAGTAGCATTGAATTTACCCCAATTTATGCGCAGCGTGTAATAGGATTAGTTACAGCATCGAATCCAAATGGTATTATCAAAATTGGTATGAATATTATTGATACTGCTAACTTTAAATACAGAGGTATTGCAGATTCTGCAAACGCACTTGTTACTGCAGGCGGCATAGTTCGAGCTGCTGACAGTTTCCTTCCATCAACTGCCGACGGTATCACAACAGGTACACTAACAATACAAAACTCAGGTGGCCTAACAATTGGCTTATCACAAAATAACGTACAAAAAGTTGTTGGTCCTAGATTTTATATTGAGAATCAACTTACAGATCACGATTTAAGCTTACGAGTTAAGTCAAGTAGCTTCGGAGCTATTTCAGTCGATGCAATTTACGTAGATGCAAGCGCAGGCCGAGTTGGTATATTTACAACTAACAGATTGCCAGCATATACATTAGACGTAGAAGGTGATTTAAGAGTCACAGGAGACTTAGTAGTTGAAGGTAATAAAGTTGCATTAGACATTACTACACTTAGAGTTGAAGATAAAATTATTGAAATTGGTGTAATGAACGACAGTACCGAACTTACTGATGCACAAGCAGACGAGTCCGGCATACAAATTAATAGCCAAGGCGGCAGTAAAGACATACTTTGGAAAGTTGCTACAAATGCGTTTACTTCAAATGTAAACTTTGATTTATTAGGCACTAATCAAACTTATAAAATTGGCGGCGCCGACAAACTTACAAACACCTCGCTAGTTAATATTACAAAAGCATTAGACTTGGATCAAATTGGTACACTTACTGTGCTACAAGTTGATGAAATTAATATTAACAGTAAAGTAATTAGTTCTACTAATGATATGGCAATTACTTCAACTAATGGTATTGCTATAACTGGCGGAGCAGATATTAATATCACTGACAGTCAGAAGATTACTGGTGTAGGAAAAGCAATAAGTGCTAGAGAAGCAGCAAGATTAGCTGTGACAGAATCAACCGCAGGAACAGTTGCAACTAAAGAATACGTAGACCAAGAACTTGCCACAGACCCAGTAGTGTTTAGTATGGATATTACTGGCATGGGAGTAGGTCCTACGCTACAAAATGCTTTAGGGGTATTTTTAAATGACTTATCTCCTGCTACAACTTTAACTACTAATAAATTTGCACGTATACACACAACATCATATGCTGGAGCAACAGTGCAAGGTGTGGATGTTGAAAGTGCAAAGAATGTAAGCTATATTGCTGTTGATTCGAACGGAACACAAAATGAATCAGTAGTACAGGACATTGTTTTTGATGCAGGCGGAGCAAGCGGAACAGTTATCCTATCGCCTAGTAGAGCAATGATGACATACAAGTCCAACGGAACTACATGGGCTTATCAGTCAACAACCACGTACTAAGAAAAACGATAAATAATACTAATAGCACTAGGGGTTACACAAATAATGGCATATGCAATAGATAGATATAACAACACACTGTTAACTACAGTGGAAGATGGAACAGTTGATCAAACAACTGATCTTAAATTCATCGGTAAAAACTACGCAGGTTACGGCGAAATACAAAATGAAAACTTTTTGTTTTTACTGGAAAACTTTAGCGGAGCAAATCAACCAAGCAGACCAATTAGCGGTCAGGTCTGGTTTGATAGCGGAGTAAGTAAATTAAAGTTTTATGATGGAGCAAAGTGGCGCACAACAGGCGGAGCAGAAATTGGCATAACACAGCCAACTGGTTTAGCTATTGGCGACTTTTGGTGGGATAGCGGCAACGATCAACTATACGTTTATAACGGCACAGTCTTTGTACTTATAGGACCACAGAACGCAGGCGAAGGTGTAACCCAAATGCAAAGCCTTGAAGTTCTTGATACTACAAGTGCTACAAGAGGAATAATTGCTTCTGTTATCGAAGATGAAACATTATTTGTTGTAAGTCCAATACAATTTGATCTAAATGCAAGCCAAACAGCTTTAATTGCTCAAGGCTATGATAGAATTAATAAAGGTATTACACTAAGAAATACCAAACTAGCAACGGCAGGCGTTACTAGTACAGCTGATAGATTTCATGGTACAGCAACTAACGCTGAAAAGCTCGGCGGCATAGCAGCAGCAAACTTTATTCAAACAGGTGCAGGTAATACTGTATTTACAAGCGCATTAGAAGTACCAGATGCAGGTATTTTAATTGGCGACTCGAATGATTTGCAAGTTAAAATTGACACAGATGGATATACTGGTGTAATTCAAAACACTACTACTAACGGAGATATTAAGCTCAAAGTTACTAGTGCAGCAGGCGCGTTAACACACGTTAGTACAGTTGTACCAACAGGCATAGTCCCAGCAGTAGATAACACATTTTCATTAGGCTCCGCTGCACTAAGTTTTTCAAATGTACACGCAGTAGCGTTTACAGGTGAAGCATCAAAAGCAGCTACGATGAGAGTAGGCACTGATTTCCGTAGTGCAAGCGCAAGTGCAACTAATAATACAGTAGCAGTAAGAGATGCAACAGGCAATATTGCAGCAACACTATTCCAAGGAGTTGCAACACAAGCACGTTATGCTGACTTAGCAGAAAAATATACAACATCAGAAGAATTAATTCCAGGTACAGCAGTAGCAGTATGCGATCATCCAGATCACGAAGTAGAGCCAGCAATTACAAGCAGTCATTGTATTGGTGTTGTTTCAACTGATCCAGCATATATGATGAATAGCGAAGCAGATGGTCAGTACATTGGACTCAAAGGACGTTTACCAGTAAGAGTTAAAGGTCCTGTTACTAAAGGACAAGCAGTGTATGCATGGGCAGACGGAGTTAGCTCAACTGTTGCTACAACAGCAATGGTAGGTATTGCACTCGAGTCAAACGATTCAGAAGAAGAAAAATTAGTAGAATGCGTCCTTAAGGTATAATTAAAAATGGCAGATATTACAGCGGCACGAATTAATAATCTACAATCTAGTATTGCACTTATATTAGGTACAGGAGCAGGGCAGAACGGCTACGGACAATCTGTCACCAGTGCCCCTGTTAGCAATGCAGATGTTGTTGAAGCAGCTGATATGAATGCAATTTATGCTGATATTCTTGCAGCAAGAGTCCATCAAGTTGGCGTAGGCGATATTGGTATTGCACAAGTTGTACAAAATCTTAATACGGTTGCCGAAGCAACTAGTTCATTTGTTAATAATTTAGGTGTAACAACTTCGGACCCAGACGGATTGAAAAAGGGAATTATAGACTTTGAAACGCTTATGTCACAAGTTCAAATAGACAAAGCAGTTTTGCACCCAAGTCAGGCAGCATTAGAGCCTGGAATATTAAGTGCTAGAACAAGTAATTGGAATGGCTTACTTTTTCATGAAGTAACAGTTACATTTGCATCAGAGGATGCTAGAAGATTCTTCTTTAATACTGGTAGTGAGCTTAGGATAAGTGCATCTAACACATCAGCATCTACTCCAAAAGGACTAGACTGGAACCAGTTATGCAGCCAAGCTGGAACAATAAAATTTAGTGCAGAATCAACAGTATCATCAACAGGCGGAGGCACTCAAGTTGGTAATTATGATTTAACAAGTGCATATCAAAACATATATCAAAAAATTGGCAGTGGAACATATAGTGCAGTTTATGCAGGCAACATTTATACTGTTAAAGCACGTTCAGATATTCCTACACGTATTATTTTTAGAATTGAATTTAACGATGTAGTATTTGATAACAATATCGATAATAATGTTGACGGCAGGCTTGAAAGCACATTACAACATTACCGTGCAAACGGTGATGTAACAATAGTTGCACCCACTTATTATAATACAGCGTCATTAGCATAATCATTCCACACGCCGCAAAGTTATTTTTAAATAAATACATTAATAGCAAAAGAGATGATATATGCCAACAACAGTACTAGCAGATGAATATAACGCCCTTAGGGTAGTGACAAATACCGTACTTGGGACTTCTGTCATTGCCTCGCCAAGTTATGGCTATGGACAATCATTTAGTACAAATGCCGTAGTTGGTACACGCACATCTGCTACACCAGCAGCAGCATCCAAAGTAACTGCACAAAACTATGAAGATTTATATATCGATTTAATTCGAGTAAGATCACATCAAATAGGTACAGCAGCAGCTATCGATGCATTTGTAATAGGCGATTATAATACAAACACAGCAACCGCTGATAAAATTGAAGAATCGTACATAATAGGATTAGTAGCTTTAGGAAATAATATTCTAACTGACAGATTCCTAGTTGATCCTGCACATTTAACTATTCAAGGATTGCCTAGTGCAAGCAGTACAAGATTAGACGCTTATACTTGGAATAATACAATTAGTACTATTTTTACAACTACCTTTACTAGTGCTTTACAAAGACGTCACTTTTTTAATGCAGGCGGACAAATACGGTTAAGTGCATCAGTTAATTATACAGGAAGCCAAGCTAAAACAGTTGACTGGCAAACGGTATTAAACGCTATGGGATCAACAAGTTTCAAAGCAGAAACAACGTCAAATAATGCAGGAGTTGGAACAGGATCTAGTATAGGCAATTATGATCTTACAAATAGCTATCAGTTAGTGTATTCTAGATCTGGCGGATCAGTATATGCCCGTAATAGATACAACGTGTATGCAAAAGAGCATGTAACAGGTAACACAACATCTGCAATACAATTTAAAGTAGAATTTGTAGATGGACTACCAAACGATACAAATTTTGGCATAGACGAAACAGTTCAAGGAGCATTTAATAGTATCGTAGAGACTGCGACTGCAAGTAGTGAGATATCTATTAATGGTACAACACACAATGCAGTAGTCGGCACTTCTTCAATAATAGGCACCTTAATTAGCGGGCTTTCCTAACCAATCTCCGCTTGACAAACCCTTAATTTTAATATATACTAGTAGTAATAATAAACTAGGAGTTTAACTATGGATGAGCGTTTAGAGAAAGCACTAGACTTTTCTAATTACATGCTAA